AGTTCGATAACCCGGCCAGACATACTGCGGCGAACCGCATAGCGCTTAAGTCCGATCACTCGGGCATCGCCGTTATCCTCTAAGCAGAGAAGTACGTTGCCAGTAACAATAAGGTGCTTGACTGCCTCGTAAATCTTAGGGCGCAGGGCCTTGCGATCTAGGAGTGAAACTGCATCCCGTTCGGTCTTGGCCAGGATCGGCACAATATCCTCAGGGCTTACGTTTAGCTCTTGAAAAGTCTCCTGCGCTGTGGCGTTAGCGTCCAGCCGGAAGAAAGTAGAGGACGGAGCGAACAAGGACAGTACCATCTTATTGCTAAGGTGATTAACTGCCTGTGCGCCTACGGCCTGAAAGTCGTGGCTCATTTCGCGAGAGTTCTGATCGAAATTGTCTGGTAGGCAAATCTTAGGCAGGGTGTAGCCTGCATATACCTCACAGCGTCCGATGAACCCTCGACGAGTGCCGTCTAGCTGTTGCCAGCGGCCTTGTGCCGTAGGGGCAAATCGCATTGCGTCTCCTTAAGGGATAACTAGCCCGCTGGTAGCAGGCATCTGGAACTGGGAGCGGGTAGCGCGCTTGCGCCCCGTAACGGGGTCGGCGTCCGTCATACTGGCATCGCCCACAGCAACGTCAGTGCTCTCGATAGGCACACCAAGAAGCTCCGCAGCCTTCCGGCTTTGTGCTTGCTGCGCGATATTCGTTTCGAGTTGATTTTGATTGGCGGAAGCTGCAAGACGACTTTGCTCAGCCTGCAATTTAGCAGTCTTCTGCGCCGACTTTCTTGCTGCTGCTTGCCCGGTGATCTTCTCAAGAAGACCCAAGCCTAAGCACATTAGGTTAATTCCTTCACAAGTTGTGTCGCTGCAACCTCATAGCCGCAACGCTCGTAGCCTCTGCGCAGTAGAGCGTCATTAGGTGACAGCAGTGTTCCTACCGCTACCCAACTAACATTCTCTCGCCTAGCTTCGGCTTCTAAGAAATCAGTAACATCTGACAGCTTGCCAGGATCGTTTGTGATCCGCATAACAATCAGGTCGCATAAAACTTCGTCCGTGGAGTACCACGGCGTATGGATAGCGTAGGCCACTAGGTAAGGCCCTACTATGAACACGGTGTCTAAGCCAGACAAGTATTCGTAGGTTGCTTCTGGATTGAGTAGCTTATGACATACCTTGCCGTTAAGCGACAGCACCGCAGAGCCGGTATCGAATACCGCCTTGTGCAGCACGTCGCAATGGCTTGGTACGGTATAGCTCAACCGCTTGACGTTAGCCAATGGTGAACCCTACTCTAAGCTCTCTAAGCACCTTCTGGATGCCTAGCATATAGCCTGCTTGAATTTCTGTGGTCTTATCACTTACTACCACGTCAGCAAGAACCTTACGTTCAAGCTGCTGGTATTGTTCAGGTGATAGCCGGAATATCAGTTCAGCTTCCATGTTAATCCTTTGGATGGTTCCCGTCTCCGTCGGTGATGATAGATAAACACTATGGAGACGAGACGCTTCCTTTTCTAGAGCAGTGGCAAAAGGGTTACGAAAAGAAGTAGGGACTTTGGAGAACTAGACGCAAGTTGAGCTTGCCGGGTTTAGGTGGCGCAGGAAGGCTGTGCCGCTCGGCGAAGTCGGTAAGGGGGTTGGATTTCTCGTATAATTCCACAAAGGTCTCACGAATGATTTCATAGAACCTCTGTGCGTCAGCAGAGTGCGTCCCAAAGTCGTCGTGGATCATCGCCATGCTGATTATACCTTCGCGGCGAGCCTTGGCAGCTACCGCCCGCATGTGGGTAGCGTCAAGGCTATGTACAAAGTTCGGAGCTACGCCGTTTTTGTGACCGTTCTTGTCAGGCGTGTCAGTGTCACTGCCAATGACCAACCGCGCGCCTCCGCAGAGTTTAGTCTCGATCTGCTTGACCGCGCGCTTCTGATAACGCTGGATTACTGCAAAACCGTCAGGCGTTACCCACCGAATATGGTTCTCATTTTTAAGGATAAGGCTAGACGACTGCTGCAACCAGTTCATCGCCTCGTCGGCCTTAACTACAACCTCGCTAATTGCCCGCCATACGAAACGAGATAGGTAGCGAGCCGCAGGGTGGTAGTCTTCCTTGGAAAACTCTGGAGCCTTGCCTGCTTTAAGGTAGTCGCCTACGATGAAGTCCGCGCAAGAGAACCGCGTTGAGCCGTAGGGCTTAGTCATAACCGATCGCTTGACTAGCCCACGACTGAGGCCGTGAAGCAGCCAGAGCTTACGAAAACGGTTCTCGTTCTGGAAGTAGCGCCGAGCCTTGTCTCCCTCCTCACTACCGTCACTATCCGGCACGTCCTTCTCAGGCTCGTTCCGAAGCATTTGCGATGCAACGTCTGCTACCATTTGGTAGATATCGTTAGGACGCAGCCCTGGCAGCAGGTTAGTAGCCTTGCCACCAACCTCGTCCCGCAACATCGCGGAGAAGTTCTGTAGACCGTTACAACTGCCGTCCATGCCTACAGGCAGGTACGACTTGAACGTGCTAGGCTCGTCTATCCAACGCTTGTACTCGAAGCACCATGCAAGAAACTGCAAGGGGCTGTCTGCCGCTGTCCAGTCTTCCTTGGTGTTGATAGGGTCGGACGCAATACGCAGTAGCAGGTCGCGCCGCTCGTCCACCCAAGCCGCACGGTCGTCGAGGCTGGCCTTGTCGAAGCCGAACTTGTTAGCACCGTTGACCTTAAACCACCTTACCGCCTCGGGTGTCTTTAGTGGCTTGCCCTCAGCGAACTTAAGCAGTGATTTCTGCATATCCGAGCCTTGCGGGCTGATGCCGGTAGTCTGCACATACAGGCGACCCCGGAAGTCCGCGAAGTATACAAAATACAACTCGGGATAGTTCTCGAACTTATCCGCAACGCGAAGGGCCTGACTAAATCTTCCATATTTGGTGCCCCTGATCTTTTGCTCAGTGAACCATTCGGCAGTTGCCCTGCGCCATGCCTTGAACTCGTCCTGCTCGTCAGGAGACATTTGTTCTTTCTTCATATCCTCGGAAAGCCAGTAAGGCTTGTCGGGCTTAGGCTGCTCAGCATAGCCTACAATCTCTTCGGTGTCGTAGTGTTGAGCAATCTCCTTTATTGCGAGTAGCATTTGCCGGTTGACCGACCAGCGCACTGATTGCAGCGCATTAATAGCGTTCAGAGGCCCGCTCAGGTCGTATTCCGCAAGCTCGGACCATGACCCTTCCGTCTTGATGGCGAAGGGCTGAGCGCGCTTCATTCCAGCCGTATGCCACCCACCATCACCCACTCCGATCCAATCGAGAGGCTTTTCAACGCACGGCAGGTAGACCGGGCAGCTTTCGATCATAAAGTCCTTGATGCTGCCGATAAGTTCAAGACAGCCATCGTCCAGCGATATTTGCAACTCGTCCCGGTAGGTGCGCTTACCCCCACCCCCGCTATAGCTGTTTAGAGTAGCCTTCCGTACCCGCTGGGTTTGAACTGCACCAAGCTGCTCAAGCACGTCCACCAAGTAGGCACCTACGCGGGTTGCCCCTGCGATGCCCCACTCAGGAAATACTATGCCTGCCTTCTTGGCCTGATCCTTGAAGACCGTAATACGATAGCGCTCAGACTTGCTCATTTTGCGGCTAAGGTCGTTCGTGATCGTATAGAACAGCTTGGGCTCGATGTTCTCGAACACCGAAAGAATAAGCTCGTTGTATATCGCCTTGCCAACTACCAGTGTCACCCTTCGGGCTTGAGCCTCCTTTTCCTGCATCAGTACATTAAGTACATGACGTACAGACAGGTAGGCTACAGCAGTGGCCTCAATGCCTTGAAGCATCTTGGCGGCAGTTCGGTGCTTTCCTGCCCCGGTTGCTGCCATGTCCGCTTCAATGATCGCAGCCATCGGCAACACGAAGCGCCGGAACACTGCCGACGCATACGGATTGTTCGTGGCGCTCTCCTTGTCCTCATTGCGCTGCATCATAGCAGCCATACGAGCGCGGCCACCATCGACCATTTCCTTTTCGAGTTCAGCTTGCGTCAGCAGGGTAATGTTCAGTCTCCTAGCTTTTGTAACCGGGCAGGAATTGCACGCCATAGGTGCATATAATTGCGGGTCGCCAAACCATACCACAACTTTGACAAGCATGGGTATGGTGTTCTTTAGTTGCAAACTCGCCCTCGTCAATGTGCCTAGCGCAGCAACAAGGGCAGGTTAGGATCATAGGAACTGGCT